TTTTCTGGCGGCAATTGTTTAAATACTTGTTTAAAATCTCTAATATATTTCTGGGTATTTTCTTCGGTACCACTAATTAGAACCTTAAATATTTCTCGGAACCGATCACGCACAACCTCAGGAGTTGATGATTTAATAGCCTCGATACCCATAATTTTGAGTTTAGGTTCAGCATACTGCACACCTTCGTTATTGTGTACATTAAGAATATACCTCTTTTTGGCAGTCCAGATTGATCTGTCAGCAATAGCTTCACGCGCCATGACCATTCGATTTTTATATGAATTGGTTTTATCTGCAAGTTCTTGATATGCATTTGCAAGGATTTTTTCAAAGTGTTCACCGCAGATTTTATCCAGAGCCTTGACAGGGTCAGCCGGTTTCAGTTTATCAATAAACGGACCGAAGTTAATGTAGAGTGAATCTGTGTCGATTGCAATAACATAATCAACATTTTCGGTCTGTAAAGTTTTATTGAGTTCTTTGTTAATAGCACGTTCTGCCCACTGAATAGCCAGCTGACCACATAATGTAATACCTTCAGCTATACGAATATCAAAGTAGCGGAAGTGTTTATTGCCGATAGCACCATACAAACTGTTAAGTAGAATTTTAATTGCCATCTGGCGGTTTTCAAGTTGGTTAATCTGGCGTTCAAGTTCTACTGTTTTAGTTTTTTCATATTCTTGTTTCGCACTAAGCATCTCTCGTTTAATGAGTGTTCTTTCTTCGTAATATGCCTCAATAATTTTAGGCAAAATACCTTGATTTTCTCTGCTGTAAATAGAACCGTTCGCTGCAACGGCATACTGAGACTCTACTGGTTTTTGTAAGTTCATGTAATACCCAACGCCATGAGGTTCATTCTGACCTTTAAGAGTTTCTGGAGACATATTCCATTGCACAATAATATTTGGGTACAGTGAGTTCAAATCAAAAGACACAACCCAGTCATGCTTTCCGGTTTTTGGGTCTTTAACATAGCCACCAGGATAATCTGGTTTTTCTGTGTGTTGATTTGGTGGTAGAGCAACGTGTTTCTTGTTTAGTTCTCGGTAGATGATTGAATCCCATATGGCAGTGGTGCCAAAGGTTGTTTCTAGATTGACACCAGCACGGTATGCCATAGTAAGAGCCAGCTGAATCAGACCCATTTTTTCTTCAAGTCTGTCTATGATCTGAACGTCTTTGATATTATAATCAATAAATTTTTGGTGATTTTCTTGATACAAAGTGTATAGGTTACCATATTCCTCATATGATAATTTCTGATCACCAAGCACAACATACGCAACGTGGTCCAGTTTATATGATTCAAGCGTGCCATATGAATAACCAAATTTTTGGAATAGTTCCATGTAATCTGCTTGTTGGATACCAACAATTTCAAATGCTTGTTCCGATTTACCGTGGTTACGGAACACAGACCTTTCGTTGACTAGGTTCCAAGGTGATAGCCGTTTTGCTGCCTCTTCGGACCCAATACGTTTAATTCTGTTAATTAGGTAAGGAATATCAAAAAATTTAATATTCCAACCAGTTAAAATGTCTGGTCGGTTATCACACCAATATTTATGAAAAGATGCAAGCAGATGTTCTTCTGATCTGCATTTGTGATATTGGATTAGATCACCACGCATATCCAATTCTGATTTACTGTAATCATATTCATCTAGACCCCATACATGATAAACACTACTCTTAGAAGATTTAAGAGTAATGGATATGATAGGATATTTTGCTTCGCCGGGTTGTGGGAAACCTTCGTCGGATTGCACCTCAATGTCGAAGTTTACGATGTTGATATGTTTAGGATTCCATTTGATTTCATTTGGAAATTTTTGAGTGATATATTGAATGATGTAGTTAGTCTGACCATAGACCTTAAATTGATCAATATCTTTGTATTGATCAAGAAATTCTTTGGCGTCACTCATCTTGGCAAACTCTACTGGTTTGACAGAAGTTCCATTCAAGGAAATCCAATCAGACTTGGAGCCATTTGAGTTGATATATAGTGTTGGTTTGAATGGTACTTTTGTTTCTATACGGTTACCGCTATCATTGTAGCCACAATATAGAATAGAGTTACCGTACCGATTGACCGATGTGTAAAAAGACAAAATATTCTCCTGTAATCAATGAGTTCATTATATAACAAATAAAGTTGAATGTAAACCTAATAGTAATCAAACTTGGGAATCATATTGCTTTTTTGCCTCTATAAATTTTGGTAAGTAATCATATGGTTTTGTTTTAAACACTTGTGGTTCGTGATGGTCTACTGTGATAAGTATTACACTCTGTTTAATAGGAATACCAGTTCTTTCATAAAATGCTGCAGCATAGAAAGCTGTTTGAATAAAGTAGTTTTGGATCCATTCTTCTTTCTTTGGTTTCCTAGATGTTTTAAAATCAATAATGGATAATTCATTATCAAACTCTGCAATACAGTCTACCTGTCCAGCACACTTTAACTTATCGCTGTAAAGAAATTCCTCTTGAAACCATACATTATTTAATCTATCATCTATAATCTTTTTTAAATCAAGAAAGGATGCAAGGTTATGAGGCATCACGCCTTTTTTCCATTCTGGTTCATTGTTTAGATAATCTTCAGCTAGTTTGTGTACTGCTGTACCACGGGCAGCGGCAAAAGAAGAAATTTTATTTGCTTCCTCTTCACCTACTTTTTTACGCCATTCCATAATGCCTTGTTTACTCAAGACACCAAGCACTGTTGTAATGGATGGGTAAGCATTGCCTTCTGGTGTAAAATATCTACGACCAGACTCAGTGGTTTTTCGAGTAATTTTTGGTAATTCAATACCATGATCTACATGGGTAATCATAATTTATTCAAGTCCTGTTTTATATAATCAAAGGGGCTGGAAAACCAGCCCCTCTAGTGTATACTTTTTAACACTTTTTCAGTTTTGCAACTTCCATCATGCATCTTTTTGCTAGGTCATATTGACCTTGCTGTGCAAAATAAGCAGCTGCTCTACTATGTCCAATAATTTCTGTCCAAATTAAAAAACTTTTCCAAAAACCACTAAGCGGATTTGCGACATAATTTGTTGTCATTTCAATCATTAGACAATCCTTTATAAGAAACGTACCAAACATCACCTCGTGAAAGGCCAATATCACCCAATTCCTTATCAGTTAATTTTGATAATTCTTTGAATGTTTCTCGTGATAGTCTATTTTCTTTTCTTGATTTGTCAATCGATTTAAAAAATTCAAAGATGGTCTCAACCACCCTCGTTAAGTAGCTGTGCGCTACTAGTACTGCCTGTGTCATTTGTTTTCCCCGTTTGGCCAATATGGATTTTACGAGAACGCATTTCTTCTGGAATAACATACTGCAATTTAATTGCCAGGATGCCATCTTGAATATCTGCTCCATTAACATTTACGTGTTCGGACAGCCTAAAAGTGCGTTTAAACTTCTTTGTGGAAATACCACGATGAATAAACTCTCTACCTTTAGATTTATGTTCACCTGTTACGGTTAGTGTACGGTCTTTAACCTCAACACTAATCTCATCCTTTGAGAACCCAGCAATAGCCAGTTCGATCAAATAATCTTGATCACTTGACTTAATAATATTGTGAGGTGGATAGTGGTCATTTGCATGCTGAGCCGTAAATTCTAGCTCTTTAAGCAAGTGGTCAAATCCCACAAAAGATGCACGGGGAAATAATGTGTGTAAGCCTGTCATGTTTATCTCCTTTATACAAGCAAGATTTAAAAATGGACCGGGTAATTCCGCATCCTACGTTATTTATACACTTAGTAATGTGTAAAGGTATACTGTTATGTAATACCCGCATTTCAGTTTAGATATATGTACAAGGATCTGGAGTACCTTCTACACCAAATGAGAAACCCACTCTGGTACTTACAGGTTCAATCAGATGAAAAGTGCCTCTAGGTATCCATATTGTGTCATACATCTTCATTCTATTCTTCTGGACTAACTCTAGCTTTTCTTTATCGCCGTGGTCAGCATTGTCCCATGTCACATCAGTTTTTTCTTTCCATATGGATAGGTCAACTTCTCCTAACCCTTGCATATAAATTACATCCATTTTATCTCTATGGATGTTAAAACTCTGTGATGTGGTACCCCAAGACCCAAAAGCAATAAGTGATATATTATTTTTGTAAAATTTTTCTTTCAGCGTTCTACACATATTATGTATCTGCTTTGGGGCAGACGGACGTTCATTTAACTTGTGTAATGTATAATTACTTTTCCTAGCATTACCTCGGACTAAATTACGGGGATGTGAATCATATAATTTAATAAAAAGATCCCAATCTAGTTCTAAGTCTCGATCCCCAAACTTCCAAGGTCCGTAATGTTCCTTAGCAAATATTGCTTGATCAAACTTAGCACTATTCCAGGTCATGAATTACTTAGAGCCTATATTGTATTTGGGGCATAATTCCCATTCAGATTTTTCTTTGAAGGGAATAATTTTAATCTGGCGGAGTGGTGCCATAACAAGTTCTTCTTTTTTCGCAAATTTAATAAGACCCCAATCACTTAATAGTGTAGAGATTGTATTCCTACGAGCAATATCATTGAGTTCAAAGTTAGATTTCTTTCCGTCTAATAGAAATAACTCTTTAAAATGAACAATAAAATATCTGCCTTGTTTATGTAAAATATGACAAGATTGATATAGTTTTTTGTCTTGTCGAGACGCTACACCTATTCTTGTAAGAGTTTCCCGAACCTTTAGAAAATCGTCTGGTTCATTTAATGTTATCTCTAGCATACTTGCTGGAGACCAATTTACTACCTCAGCCACTTCTTCCATAATTTTCACCTTTTTATTTTTATTATAGAATAATTTACTAAACTATTTATAAAAATTAGGCTTCAACGACCACCTTTATATAATTTCTTTTTAAGAAAATCCAAGTGGTCTTTATTAATAAGTGGAAGTACTTGTCGTGCTTTGGCATTGGAATAGCCATAATACTCTTTGATTAGATCAATGTCAGAAAGTTTATCTGCCTTTGCCCATTTAGAAAACCGTTTACGTTTGCGCACTATGTTGCGCAAAAAATCATACTGCATTCTTTTGTCAATCTGATGATGAATATTCATCTCATTGGCCATTAGAATAGTATCTTGGAAATATGATAGAGAACGGTTTACCATATATGGCGCATATGCCTTCTCTGTAATATCATCGACCATAATATCTTTTTTGGTCATATTAATACTATTTACATAATCAAACGGGTTCATAAGTTACCTTCAATTCCACTATCAATATTAGGCCATTCTACTCGGTCTATGTTGTCTTGTAAACCCCCTGAAGTAAGATTTTCTGATGGTCCTTGCATAACATCTTTGCCAGAATAATATAGTTGTGGCACTGTTTTATGGCCTTTTTCTTTTAAAAACTCTTTAGCAATTGGGTCATGGGAAATATTAAACACTTTATATTCATATCCCCATTCACGTAGAGTTTTTTCTAATTTAGTGCACCAACCGCATTTGTTTTGTGTATATAAATGTAGCATCATGATATAGCCTTTACTAAAGTTTGCATCCTCATAACATCCATTGCAATATCATGTTTTGGATCGTGTGCCACAAAATGTTCTTCCAATCCTTCAGGAATAAAACTATTATTTAGATTGTGACCCCATGCCAAAGCATCAATAGTGCTTCGAGTATCTCGGAATTGATAAAACTTGTATGCTTCGTTTTTATCATACCCTGTTTGTTCTAAAATATAATCCATGATAATAGGATCAAAATTATTACCACGAGTATAAATTCTGCTCAGTTGATCTGGCTTATTCTCTTGCCAAAAATCAAATAGTTTATCAATGCCTTGATCGTATGGAGTGGGTATCATTTGCTTTTGAGCATCAGCACTTTGTGTTCCCCACCAATTTAGTGTTTCTTGATCAATTTTTCTACCCCAGTTTTTAACTTGATCCTCTACATTAAACTTAATAAATTTACATTTTTCAATAAGAGATTTATAAGTGTAAGGTCCACTCAGAAATCTTTCTGAATCAAATGATAGCATTGCCATATTCAATACAGGACAATTTACCCTGTCAGTGGATAGAGTTTCAAAGTCAAAGATTACAGAGTTATCAGGCATTAGCTTTCCTATTTAAATTGTACATCGCCCATGATTTCAGTCATGCAAGCAACTAGATTCAGTTCATGGTCAGCAACAAACGCTGCCTTATATTGGTAATCGGCAAGAATTAGTACCAATTGCGGTACCGTTTGTGGTTGTACATAATCCATCATCTGATCATATACACCACGGATAATAGCAGTTGTATCTAGGTCAAGATGATTTACAACCCAAGACCTCATGGTTTTAAAGTCTTTATTTTTTAATGCAGTAAAGAGTTGTTTAAACTGTTCATCTGTACCTGTGGTCTGTGAAAGCAAAACCAATTCACCACCAACACAACTACGTTGCAACTCATTCAGAACTCTACGCCAATCTGGCAGGTATTTTATAATCAAGTCTGCAAGATCTGATTTTACATAGTCTCTGACACCTTCGTGCAACAAAATACCTTCAATTCGTTCCATGAAATTAGCACAAAGTACCGCCATTTCTTTCTTATCGGTATTGAAATCATATACAGCACACCGTGAGTGAAGTGGCTCAATGATACGGTTTTTGAAGTTACATGTAAGAATGAACCGACAATTATCGGAAAACTGTTCGATAAATCCACGCAGAGCAGGCTGTGTGGACTGTGGATTCAGGTAGTCAGCCTCATCAAGAATAACTACTTTATAACCACCATTTAGACTTACCGTTGAAGCAAACTGTTTGATTTTACCACGCAGGGTATCAATGTTACCTTCTTCGGATCCGTTGATAATGATATAATCGAGCCCCAGTTCATTACACAAGGCTCGAGCAGCAGTTGTCTTGCCTACACCAGCAGTACCCGTGAAAAGCATATTTTGCAGATCACCTGATTTAATCATAGATTTAAGAGATTTTTCTACTGATTTTGGTAGTATAGCTTCGGCGATTGTTTTTGGTCGCCATTTTTCAACCCAAAGAAATTCAGACATTCACGTTTCCATTATATAAAGGGGTGTTCAGATTTTACTCTTCATCTTCTTGCTGTGCTGCTTCGCATAGTGCAATAATCTGCACAGCCTGATCACGCAGTTGACCGATTGTACTCAGTTCCTCACCACGAAAACCGCCACGTTGTACAATAGTATCAATAACAGCAACGGTGCTGCGGCCAACTTTATTTGCAAGGTCCTGCATAGCAGCGAGGTCGTGCTCAAGTTTGGCTACATTTTTGTTATTAGACATTAATATTCTCCATAATTATGATTTGTAGGTTCTATTATAATATATCTCAAGCAGCTTGTAAACTAAAATCTTTACATTTAGAAAAATCTTTTTTCTTGTAAAATTCTAGTTTGTTATCAAACTTATTCTCAAGTATTTCGCCCTTGTGAGATATGACAAATACATTGGTATCGTCATCAAGAGAGTAAAGTATCTTCATCAAGTTCTCAACACCATCATGGTCCAAAGAACTATCAAAGGTTTCATCCAGCACCAACAAGTTTGTCGCTACCGAATTTTTCATCTTGGCAATCTGCCGCCAAGTAAACAGTAGTGATAAGTCAATACGTTGCTTCTCACCTTCAGAGAATGAATCGTAAGAAAACTTATCACGATGTCTGGAACGGATTGTTTCTACAAAACTTTCATCTAGTGTGAAGTGTACAAAAAAGTCTAGAATTTGTAGATATTCATTTACCAGTTTATTTATTACCGGAATATACTGTTTCATAATTTTTGTTTTAATTCCAGTATCTTTTAACATCTCACCCATTGCAACATTATAGCTCAGTTCTTCATTAAGTGAAATTTTTTCTTCTGTAAGAGCGTTTCGTGTTTCATACATATCATTCAATTCTGTATTGGCATTACTTAGATCACCTTCACGTGCCGTAATTCTCGTAATGTCATCATTCATACTTTTTATGCTACTATACAGAAGTGAAATATTTGTATTATTATTGTTAATTAGCATTTGCTTGTTTCTCATATCATTGAGAAGATCGTTTTGTGTTTCTATAATCTCCTGAATCTTTTCAATTTCAAGATCAACTTTTTCAATACCAGATTGCAAATCTTTTGCTCTTGTTTTAGCGTGAGCAAGTTTTTCTTCTCGGACACTCTCTGCAATTTTTTGTTCACAGGTTGGACACTCTGTATTTTCCTCATAAAACTTAGCATCTTTTATAACAGATTTAACAGAAGTATTAAATTCAGTTTTATACTGGATAAGTGATTGAAGTTTTTTTGTAGCTTTATGGTAATCTTCTTCTGTTTTATTACCTTCATTTATAATGAAATTAGATGCAATAGTATTGGCGTCCTGTAAAGATACTACCTCTGATTCTGCTTTACTAATTTCTAATTTTTTAAGTTCAATTTCTTCATCATTAATCTGTGTAATATCTCGAATGTATTTTTTCTGTGACTCTATTTTATTTTTAGTCAAATCAAGTTGATATGCAATATGTTTAAGTTCTTCTTTCATACGAGAACTATTTTCTTTAATGATTTTATTCATTTCAGAAAATACATTGATAT